GATGCAGCTACAACAAGCGGAAGCGGCTATGTCTATAGAGAAGATGAAGAATGAAGCGGCCCTTAAGCAACAGCTGATGGCGGTAGAGTTCCAGTATCAGATGCAGCTTAAAGGTGTGGAGCAGTCGCAGATAGACGCGCGAGAGGAATCTCGTGAGGTAGGTAAGTCTGAGCGTATAAGCCAGGCGAATACGGAGCAGTCTAAATTGATACAGCAGCGCAAGAATAATACTGCGCCTATCAACTTTGAATCGAATGAAGATAGCTTAGATGGTTTTGACTTTTCGGAGTTCAACCCACGCTAAAGTTATTAGGAATATATATACTAACTTTGTAAAAATTAAATCAAATGGATAACGAAAAATTTGTTGTTAAAGAAGTTTCGGAAGTAGAACAAAAGTCTAAAGCACAAGTTGAAGAGGAACTACTTCAAAAACATGAGGAGCAATTTACCGCTACTGAAAGTGTTGAAGGTGTGGAAAAGGTGGACACCACTGCAGAGGCAGAAGGTGCGCAGCCAGAGCCAGAGACACAGGAAGGAGTTGGATTAAAAGACGAAGACGTTCTTGAGTATATCAAGAGCAGATACGATAAAGAAATAAACTCTGTAGATGAGTTGTTTGCCCAGACAGAAGCAAACGAGGAATTGCCAGAGGATGTTTCAGCGTTCTTTAAGTATAAAAAAGAAACCGGTAGAGGATTCGATGACTACGTAAAACTGCAAAAGAATTACGAAGACATGGATGGAGATACCGTAATAGCTAACTACTATTCTCAAACCGAGGAAGGGTTGGATGAAATCGATATTCAAGATATCATAGAAGATAAGTTTGGATACGACGAAGACCTGGATGAGGAGAAGGATATTAAGAAGAAAAAGTTAGCGCATAAAAGAGAACTTGTAAAAGCGAAGAAATTTTTCAAGGAGCAACAAGAACAGTACAAGATCCCTCTTGAGTCAAGTGGGGGTTTCAGTTCGGAGGAGCAAACGGAAGAGTTTAATCGCTATAAGAGTTATGTTGAGGAATCAACTACTCGAGAGGAGCAAATGAAAAAGAGGTACGACTGGTTTGTCGACAAGAGCAATGAGGTGCTCAACGATGATTTTAAAGGTTTTAATTTCAACGTCAACGAGAAGCAGTATACCTTTAAACCAGGCGATGGTAAAGAGTTGTTCAATAAGCAGAAGGATGTAAATAATTTTGTAAAACCTTATTTAGATGCTGACAGCGGGATGATGAAAGACGCAGAGGGATACCACAGAGCTATGTCTATAGCTATGAATCCTGATAAGTTCGCCCAGTTTTTTTATGAGCAAGGTAAAGCGGAAGCTATAGATGATGTATCTAAAAAATCAAAGAACATCGATATGGTTCGCCAAGCCCCTCAATCGTTTAACAAGAACGGTCTTAAGATCAGACAGGTTGGCGATACTTCGAGTGGAAAAGGACTCAGAATTAAAAGTATAAAAAAAGTTTAAAAATTAAAAACAAGAAAAAATGGCTGTAAATGCAACGCCAGGGTTTAACTTAATTCCTTCAGCGGAACGAGTAGCCCTGCCAACAAATTATATTACTAACTTCGATTTCCTCAATCAGTATCTTCCTGATACTTACGAGAAGGAATTTGAGCGTTACGGTAATAGATCGATCTCTTCATTCCTAAGAATGGTGGGAGCGGAAATGCCTTCTAACTCTGACATGATTAAGTGGGCAGAGCAAGGAAGACTTCATATTAAATACACTGATGTAGACTTAGGAACCTACACAGGAGCTGAGACTGTACAGACGTTAACTATTAACGACGCTCTTAACCCAGCTATTCCTGGTGGGGGCTCGACTATCTCAGCAGGTGGTAACGCCGCTATTAGAATTGGTCAAACAATTATGTTGTCGGACAATACTGCTGGGTCTAACCTAAGCAACAAAGCTGTTGTTACTGCGGTACCAACTGCAAATACTGTAACGATAGCTTACTACGAAGCAACACAAGCAGCTTTTGCAAATAATTCAAAGGTAACTATCTTTATCTACGGATCTGAGTTTGCTAAAGGAACTTCTGGAATGCTTGATTCTTTAGAGTCTGATGACTTTATCTTCCAAAACAAGCCTATTATTATTAAGGACAAGTACGAAGTATCTGGTTCTGATATGGCTCAGATTGGATGGATCGAGATTACTTCTGAAGACGGAGCTAACGGATACCTATGGTACCTAAAGTCAGAGCACGACACAAGACTTCGTTTCGAAGATTACTTAGAGACTGCTATGGTAGAAGCTGTGCCAGCGGCAAACGGTTCTGGTGCTGAGGCTGCGCTTTCTACTGCAGCTGGTGGAGCAGGTATAGTTAACGCTGGTTCTGACGGAGTATTCTACTCAGTAGGAACTCGTGGAAACGTATACGGCGGGGGTAACCCAGTTGCGTTAGCTGACTTTGATGCTGTTATCCAGAGATTGGACAAGCAAGGTTCTATTGAGGAGAATGTTCTCTTTGTAAACCGTCAGTTCTCTTTCGATATGGACGATATGTTGGCTGCTCAAAACTCTTACGGAGCGGGTGGTACTTCATACGGACTCTTCGATAACGACGAGGAGATGGCTCTAAACTTAGGTTTCACTGGCTTCCGTAGAGGATATGACTTCTACAAGTCTGACTGGAAATACCTTAACGATGCTACTATGAGAGGTGGTTTAGTGGGTGGCGCTATCAACGGACTATTAGTCCCTGCTGGTTCTACTACTGTATATGACCAAATCTTAGGTAAGAACGCTAAGCGTCCATTCCTACACGTTAGATACAGAGCTTCAGAAACTGAAGATAGAAGATACAAGACTTGGATCACTGGTTCTGCTGGTGGAGCGAGAACATCTTCTTTAGATGCTATGGAGGTTAACTTCTTGAGTGAGAGATGTGTATGTACTTTAGGTGCAAACAACTTCTTCTTATTCCAGAACGCATAACATAAAATGATGGAAATGGGGGAGGAAATTTCTCCTCCCCTATTTTTTTAACTTTAATTTAATATTTAATAAAATGAAAAAGAAAACAGTTTTTACGTCTAAGGCGTACAGATTAAAAAATCAGTCAGCACCATTAAACTATATGCTGGCTTCACACAACACAAGCAGATCTCCCTTACTTTATTTCGACGAAGACACAGGCGTTAACCGCCCCCTTCGTTATGCAAGGAATCAAAAGTCTCCCTTCGTAGATGAGCAAGATGGAAATGCTATCTTAGAACCTATCGTCTTTGAGGACGGTATGTTGATGGTAGAAAAAGCCAACCAAGTATTACAACAGTTCCTCTACTATCACCCTGGAAGAGATAGCGTCTTTGAAGAGGTGAATAATGAGAAGGACGCTTCAGAAGATGTAAGCATTTTAGAGATGGAACTCGAAGCACAGATTGTGGCTAAAGATCTTTCTTTTGAAAAATTACTTTCTGTAAGTAGAATCCTTATAGGAGGAAATATAGATAGCTATAGTTCCGCGGAGCTTAAGAGGGATATTCTTTTGTTTGCTAAACACAACCCTCAAGACTTTATGGAGGTAGTAAACGATCCTGATTTAGAATTTGGCGATGAGGTAAGACAGTTCTTCGAAGAGAAGCTCTTATCTTTACGCAATAACAATAAGGATGTATACTTCAACCTTAAAGGAAATAAAAAGAAAATGCTTACCGTACCTTTCGGAGAAGACCCTTACCACGTAGTGGGGTCTTACTTAAAGACGGATGATGGCATAGAAATATACCAAGGACTTTCTAAGTTACTAAATAAATAAACAAAACCATGATAGATTTTATCGTAGAAAACTGGGCAGAATTGCTAATCGCTGTTGCGGCCCTTTGTAAAGTAGTAGTAAATCTTACTCCTACAGAAAAAGACAACCAGATATTCGGTTGGATTGATAACCTTATAAGCTACTTCATTCCAGATAGAAGGAAGAAGTAAACGACTTTAAGAGGGGGCCCAAACGGGCTCCCTTTTTTGTTGTATCTTTGTTTTTTATTCACCCATTTAATTTTTTGTAAAATGGAAAAGTTTTTATCTATCCCAGTCACAGGCTCTGGGGACGTTCTTTTGAATGTAAATGAAGTCCTGTCAGTAACAGCTGCTACTTCAACTAATGTAGCCACAGTAATAACTTACCTTAACGGGAATACTGCAACGGTTACTGCGGCTGCTCAAGTAGATTACAGTATGAGAAAAGCAATCCAAGACGCTATGGTAGCGGCTTTGCAAACTTCTTGGACTCGTGTTACGTATGATGTAGTGCCTCCACAGGCTGTCTCTGGAATTGTAATAGCATAGGGCCATGGGAAAGTTTATAAACATCCCCCTCCCTCTTGTAAGCGCTACAGCGGCCATGCCTGCTGCAGCAGATTCAGGGACAACAACCGCTGCAGTAGCAGATACGTTAACTGATGCGGGACAAAGTTTTTTAACTACTGTAACAGTTGGAGATATAATTTTTCCAGCTGGACAAACACCAGACATATATTCTACCGTTGTTGCAATAGTAGATGATGAAACATTAACGATTTCAGGAACTGGGAATACTCTCTTAGAGGCTTCGCCGACAGTGTATACTATTTTTACTGATGCGGATGCACATACGGTAGAATACTCTGCAAACACCACTGTGAAAGTAGGCGATTTAGTAATAAATTCTACAGCGGGGATCAATGGAAAGGTGACTAAAGTGTTATCAACCACCTCTGCTCTTGTAGATTCTATACTTTTTACAGACAATGCTACTGACGCTGTTGTAATTATTTCTCAAAGTGGGTTTGGAGGAAGATTAGTGAGCTTAGAAAATGTGGCTATGAGTATCCCCACAGCGGGTGGCGCAGGAGCTACTCCTTTAAAATTACAATATAAAACTAAGGTTGCAGGAAACGACCTCTTATCGGTTACTGTTTCACAAGATCAAGGTGCTTATAGTTGGCAATTGGCTTTTGAAAAGTTAATGGTAGAGGTTTTAGAATCTCCATGGCAAGATGTGGTTAAAGAGATGCCGATGGTTACTGCTCCTGTAGTAGCTTCCGAAAATGCATACCTTTATGCTACTGCAGTAACTTTAGCTTAACCCCCTGAATCATGGTAAAATTTTTAACAGTAACCACGACAGCAGGAAGGAAAGAGATTATTCCTATCTATAACTTCGTTACTATAAGAGGCAACTCTGATACGGATATAGACATCGCAATATCTCCTGGGTCAAATTCAGCTACATTGGATGTGATAACGATAACACTTTCAGCTGCAGACCCTCTCTGGGCGGCGGCGTCTTCTATACAAAAGGGGAGTATGGTGGATATTTTACAGCAATTAGTTATAGAAGCTTTGTCCAGAGGGACATGGTCTGACCCGTTTGTTGATATAACAAACCGTATTCCAATTCCTATTGATAGTGTAACACCAAAATCATCATGAAAAAGTTTTTTTACCTTCAAATGAACAGCGGAGCTGACGCGCCACTTTTACTTTCTGCAACTTTTGCTTTAGGAATAAAGTATACTTCCGACACTCAAACAAAGATATATTATAATGCTTCTGCACTTGGAGATGTCGTAATTCTAACACACGACGATGATAGTTCTTCTGCCTTAAAGATACAGGCGTTTTTGGTGGAGGAGATGCGTAAGCTATTGAGCACTCCGGCAACGGATGTAGCGCCTCTGCTTATCCCTCCGGTACCTATTAACTCGTATAGTATATAACTATATCCACACACTATTAGAAAGGGGCTCCAAAAAATGGGGCCCTTTTTTTTTGCTTATCTTTGTGAAAATAATTTTACACTATGCCAGCTTCAATAAATGCGGTGCGAAATACGGTGTTGGCTATAGCTAACAAAAATAACTACGGATATATCTCACCCCAAGATTTCAACCTCTACGCTAAACAGGCGCAGATGGATATGTTTGAGGATTACTTTTATCAGTACAACAACTGGATAAATAGAGAGAACGCACGATCTTCGGGTACGGGATATGCAGATATAATAAAAGGTTTAGAAGAAGTTATAGACTCCTTCTCTGTGCAAGCTTTCTTAGCTCAGCTAAACCCTGTAGCCGTTCCTAATGTCCCCTCTGGTTTATCAGGATCGGCAGTGTACTCATTACCAAGCGATTACTATCTTATAAATAAACTATATAGATATCCCACGCGTAGAGTAAGTGGGACTACTTCCAATTCTATTCCTAACTCCACCCTTCTTATAGACACATCTCAAGATTTCTTTACTACAGGTGTACAGCCAGGAGATATCGTTATAAACACAAGCGCTACAGGCGCTGCTCCATATCCCGCTACAGGGGTTCCTGGATTGCAGGGGTGGGTGCAGAATATTTCTAACACAGCGTCGCCCGCTGGATCGAGTATAGTGTGCTCAGCCGCTCTATTCGTAGATCCCGCTGTTGCAGGAGGAGAAGGATATGCTATATATGACGCTAATAATATTGTAGAGGTAGAGAGGGTAAGCCAAAGGAAGATATTCAATCTTACCAGCAGCAACCTCACTTACCCTACACCACAGTACCCATGCTATGTTTTGGATGGGAATTTAATATCTGTATACCCTACCATATGGGATGGTCTTAATGATCCTTTTACTATAGGAGATGGGATGGGCCCGTGCGATGTTAAGGCTCAATACATCCGATACCCTCGTAATCCTAATTGGACTTTCGCTTCATTGGTAGGTGGAGAACCTCTATTTGATCAGTCGCAAGTGGACTTCCAAGATTTTGAATTACCGTCTTCTGACGAGCCTGCTTTGGTAGCTAAGATATGCCAGTATGTGGGTATAGAGATAAGGGAAGCGGAAGTAGTACAGTTTGGTCAAACTGAAGAACAGGTAGATACTCAAGAAACAAGCTAAAGATTATGGCGTATATAACAGATTACGAATACTACGAAAACAACCAAGTCTCTCCACAAGATGAGAACTGGGGGTCGTATCAATATGTCACATTAGACGATATTGTCAACAACTTTATGTTGATGTATCAGGGGAACAATGAGCTTATAAATAATATCAATAGGTATCAAGTTCTATTCTTTGCTAAGAGAGCTATACAGGAATTAAACTATGACGCTATGAAGGAAATAAAAATCCTTCAGCTACAAGTAAACGATCAGTTGCGTTTTGTTTTACCTCCTGACTATGTCAACTGGGTAAGGATTTCTTTGTACAAGAACGGCGTCCTTATGCCTCTCACGGAAAATATCCAAACCAACTGGAGTGGAGCTTACCTTCAAGATAATGAGTACAGGGTTTTATTCGATGCGTATGGAGACGTTCTTAAACCCAACGACTCTCAATTAGATTTAGATAGAATTACAGGGCAGAAGAAAAGCATATACTTAAACGCAGGCAGTCCATACAATGGGGCTATGGGTTATCTATATGAGGGTGCTTGGTATTTCGATTATCAGATAGGAGCAAGGTTTGGTTTAAATACTGAGACGGCTAATAGCAATCCTACTTTTAATATTAATAAAAGAGCGGGAGTAATAAACTTTAGCTCAGGCATGGCCGCGGAGTCAGTGGTATTAGAATATATCTCTGATGGGATGGAGAAGGGGAAAGACTCTAAGGTAAGTGTGAATAAATTATTTGAAGATTATATCTATGCAGCCATTAAGTATTCTATTTTAAACAATAGACTGTCGGCGCAGGAGTACATTATTAATAGAGCGCGGAAAGACAAATCGTCTTTACTTCGTAATGCTAAACTTAGATTAAGTAACATGCACCCTGGTAGACTCCTTATGAATATGAGGGGACAGGCTAAATGGATAAAGTAATATGCTGATACAAACTAACTTTATTGCTGGTAAGATGAACAAAAGCGTCGACGAACGCTTAGTTCCTGTAGGCGAATATGTAGATGCATTAAATGTACGCTTGGGTTCTACTGAAACGACAGAGATCGGGGCGGTAGAAAACTCTAAGGGTAACACCAACCTTACCCCAAACATTGAGTACAACGGAAATCCTCTGTCGGCTAACGCGCGGTGTATAGGCGCTTTTGAAGATGGTATGGCGGAAACTATCTATTGGTTTGTTTACGATCCAGGTGACCCTGCAACAGGGCAAGTGGAGGTAGATATGATACTATCATATAACACTAACACCAATACATTATTGTATCATGTTGTCAGTACAGAGGTCCTTAACTTCAACCCGACATACCTTATCAACGCGGTAAATAAAATTGAGAATCTCTTATTCTTTACCGATGACCTTAACCCTCCGAGATATATTAACGTAACCAGAAACTACCCTGTACCAACAGGTCTAACTGACGGTATTGAAGAGGAAGACATCAGTGTTATTGTTAAGCCCCCTGGGTTTGAGGATGTAAACCCTACTACGGGTACTCAACCTCTTAGAGCTCCACACGTAGAACTTGTGAATACCGGTCAGGGAGACTACATGGAGATGCGGTTCTTACGTTTTGCTTACCGCTATAGATATTTAGATGGAGGGTACAGCGCTACCTCTTTGTTTACGAACCCAGCCTTTGAGCCTAAAGACTTTGCTTTTAGCCAAGAGACGTTTAAAAACGTCGGCATGATAAATAGGTTTAATGCTGCTAACGTTTGGTTTTCTACAGGATCTGAAAGGGTAAAAGAGATACAGCTCTTATATAAAGACACCACCAGTAACAATATTTTTATTATTAAGAACTATAATAAAGCTGAGCTGGGTTTACCTAATGACTCTTTTGAGCAGGAAGAGTTTAGCAACAGTAAAATCCTTACACTATTAGGATCGGATGAGCTTCTTAGGTTGTACGATAATGTCCCACGAAGAGCTAAAGCTCAAACGATTCAGGGCAATAGATTGATGTATGGAAACTATATCGACCAATATGATGTGGTCAACAGAGAGGGTGGGGACTCTATACAGATGCAGTACCAGCTATCTCCCAGCACGGAGAGTATAGACGTAACCCCATTACCTTCTACCACAGGATCTAATGGGACCTACAGTATAGACCCAGCAGCTCCATCGACAGTAGTTGCAGACGCTACAGCAGGGTTTGATCTCTCTTCTATTACTACGCCTATTCTACCAGGAACGTATTTTCGTTTCTTCTTGGCTATGCAAAACGTTCAGAGTACGCGAAGCGGAGCCGATGCTCAACCAGCCTCTGTGGTGGTTCCTGATTTTACTATAACATTAAACTTCATTGCTCCGGTACAATATAGTACGGTGAATGAGATGCTTACCTCGCAAGAGTTTGCTTCGGCTGTGGGGGCGGATAATAGCTTCCAGCAGCTTATCCCTTATACTACTCCTACACCACCATCCTATCCTCCAACGGAAAACCCTGCAGGAAATGGGGGTACTTTAACAGACTTGTTTAATGCAGCTTTGCCATACGCATGGCAGAACGCTACTACAAGCAACTATCTATTACTCGTCGACACCGCTGTTACCAGTGCATGTACTGTAGCGGGTATGTCTCCGTTCCCCCCTACAGCCCCTGTGTGTACACAACAGAGCTTTACTTTAAACGTAGGAGTATCTTCCTTTACTCTTACAGCTCCTGCGGCCACATACTATTTTAACTCTACCCCTGAAACTATTCAGTATGAATACTTTGCTTTTAATTTAGCAGCAACAGGTGGTGTTGTTCAAACGACTGCAGAGCGCGGAAGTTTACACAGCTACAGAGACTACGAGGTGGGGGTGGTATATATGGATGAGTATGCCAGATCTTCTACCGTTCTTACCAGTCCAAACAACAATGTATTTTTCCCTGCCAGCACATCGGTATTAAAAAACAAAATAAAGGTAAACCTACAAAATGTTGCTCCTTATTGGGCGAAGTACTATAAGTTTGTGGTAAAGCCAAGCCAGGGTAATTATGAAACTATATGGAGTAGTTTAGTTTTCCAACAAACTGGAGCCGCTACTGATGAAGGCCCTACTCCTTTTAAACCTGATTTAGAAAGCTTTTGGTTTAGACTCGAGGGAGATAGCCAAAACATAGTGTCTGTAGGAGATGTTCTTACTGTAAAGCGCGATGCCAATGGCCCTGTTCTACAGCATGCTACGGCAGAGGTGTTGGATAAAGAGGGTTTATATTCGGGCCAAATTAATGACACCAACCCTGCAGGTATATATATGAGGTTGAAGTCAAGTGGATGGAACGCTATAGGCGACAACACTACGCCGAACATAAACTCTGACGTAACCTCAAATAACTCTGAAATAGGTGATTGTTCTCAGATCGCTCTTATCCCTCCTGCTTCTTCCCCTGCTATTGTAGGGTCTATCCCTGCGGGTAGCACGGTGCGGGTGGCCTCTACAAATCAAAGGCTTACAAATGATAGCGCCTGTCCCACACAACAAATTATTTGGGATAGCGGAGACATGTTGGTAGATCAAAACTATGCTAATATTCACGCGTGCCTTATAGGTTTAGGTTTTGAGACCTTGGTTCAACCAAACTCTACAAACATTATACCTCCTGTTTTAGGAGATCAAGAGATTGAATTTGACCCAGTTCTTTACACCTTTGGGGCAGGTCCAGATACTGTGGGAGGCACCTGTTTTACTTCTAAAATTTACGTCACTCAATCGGGAACCGACTACTTTATAAAAAGCAAGTCCATGATCCCTACATGCACGGAACTTTTTGGCAACGGTGAAGGAGCATTTGATTTTCAAACAGATTCTCAAACCCAGTTAGAAGTAAGTATAAACTACTCTTCTGGAACCTTTTGTTTTGAAACAGAACCTGCCGCCGTAGACCCGAATTTATTCTACGACGCTTCGCAAATGATGCGAGTGAAAAAAAGTATTACACCAGGGGACGATAATTTTTATCACGAAGCTGCACAAATTTGGAGTCCACAGACACAGTTTTATACATTAGAGCCTGGTGGGCAAAACCAAACTTTTAACCAGCCTTTAGAAACAACCTTAGATTTTATAAATTGCTACACGTTTGGTAATGGGGTAGAGAGTTTTAGAATAGAAGACCGTATAGAGGGTAGATTTTTTAGGTTGGGAGATAGGGTTATGGCGGAGTCTAACCAAACCTTTAGCGAGGCGGATAGGTTCGCGGGGATGACATACAGCGGGGTCTTTAGCAATGGATCAAACTTTAATAATTTAAACGAGTTTAATTTAGGGCTGGTAAACTATAAAGACTTAGAAACCAATTTCGGTCCCATACAGGTTTTACATTCTCGTGAGACAGATATACTGGTACTGCAAGAAGACAGGATTTCATATGTCCTATCAAGCAAGAATGTTATTACAGACTCTACAGGAGGAGGGGCTATAGCTTCTGTGCCTGAAGTTTTAGGAACGCAGATAGCTCGCATAGAAGAGTATGGTATAAGTTTCAACCCAGAAAGTTTTGTTCAGTGGGGACACAGTATGTACTTCACTGACGCTAAGAGAAGTGCAGTTCTGTCTTTAACGGGAGCCAGTAGAGGATCTGATCAACTGCAGGTAATTTCTCAAATGGGGATGCGGTCTTATTTTAGGAATCAATTTACCGCTCAAATTACCACTCAAAAGTTGGGAGGGTACGACCCTTATATGAATGAGTATGTACTGGGGATGAACAGTCTTCAGATACCTATGCCATTGGTAGAGTTTCCGTGCGGGCAAGAGGCAAGTCAAAATGCTACCAACCAAACGTTAAACTATACCATTAACTTTGGTTCTTTAATTGGTCAAATAGATATCCCATACAGTATAACTCAGGGGTCTATTATTATAAGCGTCACTTGGAACGGGGTTACTACCAGCACAGGGGTGGTAAGCACTAACGGAACTTTGTCTTTTAATAAAACGTCTTCTAACCCAACAACAGCAACGTTTAGTATAGTGCCTTATAGCGCTGGTTTGCCAGGAAATGTGCCCGCTTCTTATAGCTTAACTCCTGGATGCCCTCCTCAAGATGAGGTGACGTTAATTCAAGTTGTAGTAAACGGTAACAATTATGTAAACCAAGGTATTCATGTTGAGTATGAGTGGACTGACGGGGTTACAACAAGCCCTGTCTCACAGGTGCCTGTAATTATGCAAGGAGGCATTGCTACTTCTTTATATCAACAGCAAACGGGGCCTATGTCACAAGGGATATTCCCATACGATGGGTCTAATATTACCCTTAGAACAAACAAGATTTCACCTGACACCTTTGACTTTAACCCTACTCTACATAAGTTTAGAATACTGTCAAGCAACACTTTGTATGCCAATACCGTAGCGGATATGACGGCTTTACTGGCTGCGGCAAGTGAGATAGTTCCTATAACAAACCCTTCAACTGCTATCTTCCAAGCTACAGAGACAGCTTTTGCTATGTCTGGAGCTAACGATTATCTGTACCTTGTTTGGGATTTCAGAAACGCTACAGAAGACCAGTTGTGTTATAGCGCTGTAAGCGCTGATGACGCGTGTTGTAATTGCACGACAGCTTGCAATAGATGTTGGTTTAGTCCTGGACAACAGACGCAAATACAAGCGTGTGCGGTAGATACAAATAGTTTTGGAAGCAACCAGATATCATTTACGGGAGCGGGACCGATACCTGTTATAGGAGATATTGTGTATGCAGCAGGTAACGTTTCTTGTCAGCCTTCAGTGGGTCTTGGAACTCCAGGGTTTTATATAGTAGATCCCTCTCAACCTTCCGCAGCCAGCCCTAAGAACTGGATCCAGGTAGGGCCAGGAGGTGTAGTTACAAATTCAGGAACATGTTAAAAAATTAAATTATGCCAACTCCTTCAACTTTTTATTACGACAGTACAGTATTCTGTGACGCAACAGATATATGGAACGATAGTGCTTTGTCTACACCATCAGCTAATGGGTGGTATCAGGTAGGCGGTGTGTATCGCCAGAAGCTTAGCGGCGTCTTAGGACCCTGTCAAGCTTGCCCTTCGTGTGGTACGGGTATTTTACCGTGTGACACTCCTTTATTTGGCGCTGGTGGACAAGGGGTTTACCGCATAAACTTTGATGCAGGGAGCACGGTGGGGGCTGTCGTCGTAAGATGGAACCCATTCAACGTGCCTGATATGTTAACTTTAACTTATGACGGCGTGTCCTCTTCGGAGTTTTCATCGTTGGTTCATGGTTATAAAGAAGGGTATATGGGGCGAATATCTTCTGGAGCCTTAGCCAGCCCGCCTTTGGTAAACGGAGCTCCAGGAGGGCCTTACCCTTCTGGCGACAGTTATGTGTATAACGTGAGCGCTGGAGCTTTTGTGGTGAGTGGCCCTGAAGCTATTCCTCAAGTTCCCGCCAGTGATGTTTCTTTAACAACCACAGGTTATGATTCATCCTTAGGCTGCGCATATGCCGTAGTCCCTAAAACAGACCCATCGGTCAATATCGTAGAGTGCTTGGTTTACGCTCCCACTTCTTCGACTTCATGGCAGGTAACAGTATTTTGTCCTAAATCTCTTAATCCTTTTCCGTGTGACTTTACATCTGGAGGAAGCTGCACTGATCCTTTAGGAAAAACACTTTACACATGTTCGGTTGCAAGTGGATGTGGTAATGGAACGAATACTATGTTGGGGATTAATGATTTTGTTTTTACAGATTATGCAGGGGTGAACGCTATGCCTGCGGGGGTGTACCCTGTTGAGGATGGAGACGGTGTAACAAAATGTGTTACCGTTGATGCTAATGGAACTATCACCAATATTACCACTGGGCCATGTACAACAAATTGTTAATATAAAACACTATGGCAGATAAAGCAGCTACACTATCGTACTCGGAAGATTCCAAAGGATGGCCGTCTTTCTACTCTTACCTACCTGATTATATGATCGGGATGAATGGATATTTCTATAGCTTTGGCCCCACTACCAATGATGACGGGAGCGTCAGTGGAGCGAATCTATATCGACATAATGTAAACGAAACCAGAAACAACTACTACGGAGTTCAATATGACTCTACCATTACGGGAGTGTTAAACATTGAGCCTAAGACTATTAAGCTCTTTAAGACTATGTCATACGAAAGCGATGATAGGTGGGCTTGCACAAGTTTGATTACGGACTTAGGGTCTGGCTCTATGTTGGCGACATATTTTGAGCAAAAAGAAGGAGAGTGGTTTACCTTCCTAAGAGAAACAGAAGGGACAAGAGACTATCGCGATAGAAGTGTGAATGGTATCGGTAGCGCAGGCCAAGTATTTGGAACTCCTGCTGTAACGATTATTACATTTACAGTTAACGTAGGGTCTATTGTTAGTGTAGGAGACTATATATACTCTACCCCTTTAACTGGAACACCTCCTGTAGCTACAGGGGCTCCTATATATGTAGGTCAGGTAACTGAAATTAACGCTATAAGCGGTACGTTTAACGCCAATACTTTAAGTATAGACCCTACTGTGCCTGAGCCAGGGACGGGAACGACAGGAGTTTCTCCTGCACAGGGAGACTTTATCTTTTACTTTAAAGACGTAGTAGCAGAGTCACACGGAGCTCGAGGATACTTTATGCAGTTTAAATTGGAAAATGTAAACACCGCAGCTGTAGAATTATTTGCAGTAGGAAGCAGTGTCATGAAGAGTTATCCATAATTTGTGCTATCTTTGCATGAATGCAATTAAGTATAGAGCCATTACAAGAAGGGGATTATGAAAACATCTTATGCCAATGGTGGAAAGATTGGAGGTGGACACCACCTGCTAAAGACTTTTTACCTGATGACGGGGTGGGAGGTTTTATCGTCTATGATGACGGAGTTCCTGTTTGTGCTGGCTTTATGTATAGAACTAACTCTAAAGCTGTATGGTGTGACTGGATAATATCTAACATCCACTACAAAAATAGGGAAGGAAGGAAGAGAGCTCTCGAACTTCTGGTCCAAACAGTGGAAAGGTTGGCTAAAGATTTAGGTAATAAATTTATATACGCGTTAATAAAGAATAAACCACTAATAAACACATACGTAAAGATGGGATTTACTGAAGCTTCCTCTTACTCTACGGAAATGATTAAACATATTTGATATGGCAGTAACAACATCGGCAGTAATAGGAATCGGATCTGGTATAGCCACCTCTATTCAAGGCTTTACCTCTGCGTCTAATGCCCGCACAGCTCAGCAAAATGCTGACAACGAGGCGAAGCGTATGATGATGAACGCTCGGAAGAGAGCGGAACAGAATGAATACGGAGAGTTAAGTCTACCTTTAGAAGCTTTCGAAGCAGAGTTCGAAGCGAACTTAGCCGCGGATAGACAAGCTATAGAGGCCCTGCAAGAGGGCGACTCCAGAGCTTTAGCTGCTGGTGTAGGTAGAGTGGGAGCACAACAGACA